AAACCACTTTACGCGAGGCTTATCTTTAATAAAGGCCGCAAATTGCTGTCCGTACTTGATGTAGGCATTCCTTAGCCATTCTGGCGCTTCGTTCACCATCCACTCACGGAAGGTTAACCAATCTGGGTTCATGCGGCCATACACCTCGCGTGCCACCCAGCACTTAAGGATGCCTGCGCCGCCAAGCGTTCCAGCAGCACCCAATCCTCCGCCGAGAATGCTTCCCCACATTGCGCTTTTCCCTGCGCTTTTAGCCGCGGCTGCCTGAGCTGTGCCAGCCGCCAACTGCATCTGCGCGTTGTACGCGCCATAGATCGAGCCCATGCCAGTCTGCGACTCAGGATTGAAGTACTGCGGACCAGCCTGCTGTTGACTCATCATTGCGTTCTGCGCTGCTTGGCCGCCAAACGCTCCAGCGTACATAGGCTGTTGATAGAACGACACAAGCCCAGGCGCGGATGCTTGTTGCCCCATTGATGCTGGACCACCAAACGCTCCAGCATAGATAGGCTGTTGGTAGAATGTCGCCAGTGCAGGGGCTGCCTGTTGCTGGAAGTAGCCGCCTAGGCCAGTGCCGAGGGCTACAAGCTGTTGCTCGCGTGCCTGACGAGCATTGTAGCGATTGAGCACTTCTGTAAGGTTAGACTGTGCACCAAGAGCTGTGCCTCGAGCAGCAAAGCCAGCGCGAGCCTGCTGATCAACCATACGCTGTTCTTCTGGCGACAAATCAGTCCCGTTGGCGCTTAAGCTGGCCAATTTTTTTTGGGCATAACCTTGAAGGGCTTCATTGATGTCAGCTACTCCTTGGGCCTTCTGGAAAGCCTGAACGTAGCCCGGAGCCTGCTCCTGCAAAGAGCGTTGCTGCGCAGCCCGCTGGCTTCTGATATAATCTTCTTCAAGCTGTGAGTACTCAGGCTGAAGCTCTTTATACAAGCCTATCTGATCTCGGGCTGCTTGCCTTGCTATATCCGCTTGTATCTTTTGAAAAGCCTGAGCGTATGGCAATGCACGCTCCTGCAAGCCGCGCAGTTGCGCCTCTTGCTGGCTCTTCATGTAGTCTTCTTCTAGCCGCGAATAGGAAGGCTGCAGCTGTCTGTACAGGTCAATCTGACTTTGCGCCGATTGCCTTGCCATTTCATCCTGCAAGGCTTGATACTTTGGCTGATAGGCCTCTTCAGATGCATAAACCTGCGGAGCCAAATCAATCTGCGCTTGCAGAATGGAGCGCATCGACTCCTGGTAGTTAGGAGCCGGTGGTGCCTGTACAACTTGAGTTTTACTTCCGCCCATAAAGCAATCTTTCTAATTTTCTAGGAGAAATTTCAACGGCATGATCGTGTCTCCATGCCCACACTTGGTTAATTGGTGATTTACGCTCAAAGAACTGGGTAAACATCTTAGGAACTGCACTTGGCTCACTAGACCATGCCATATGGATCGTCCAAACGCCATTAGGTTTGCGCCATTTCCAGTTGAAATCGCTAACGCCGGGATGTGTGGTCGCGATGCCGGTGATGACGCCGTTGCGCTTAGCCACATAAATACTGTCATGGACACCGTAAAAGCTAAGGTAGCCATCAACGTCATCTCTGGAGACTGGTCCAAGAAGCTTGAGGTTGTGAAGGCATTGTTCATATAACGTGTTTACGAGCTGCTCCCAGTCCTGTACGGTCATTGGTACTTCACGATAAACATTACGGCCCTATTGACAGGGCGAGTTTCAGTTGGAGAGACACTTCCAGTAGGTGCTGAAGTCTGTACGGTTGAGGTACTGCCAATCTGACTTATGGTATTCGATCCCGGAGTAAAAAGTAGCGTTTGGCCATCTGCTCTTTTATAATCATGCGTATGCGTTTGCATGGCTTGAGGTTGATCGCTCAATATAAGCCGACTTACTTGCGGGTCAGGCCCAACTCCGTGCGCCCAACCACGAGGAAAGTAGCCACGCATGTCTGGTAAAACAGATCCGTAAAGTGCCAGCAAAGACGGTGGACTTGGTTGTCCGTTTAGCTCTAGCCAGCCTGTTGGCGGCGTTGCTGTACCCCACATCATAATGCAACCAATAGGGACTGAGATAGCAGTTGAGTCGACATAAGCCTTTGTGGCGGCTTGATTGGGCGAAGTTGGAGGTCCGTTTAAGGTTAGTGCCCCCGTCATTGTGCCGCCAGACTTAAGCAAAAACGACGAAGATATCAGATCAATAACTTGATTAATCGTGGCTTTAAATAAAGACGTGGTTCTTTGAATTAAGATGGAGTCCGATCCTACAGGAGCAGAAGAGACTTGATCGGCTATTGCGCCAGAAACAAGCTTTGCATTGTTTACATGGTCATTCAATAGATCGGCTGTAACTTGCGAGTTACTGCCCGGAAAGTTATTAAAAACAATACTACTTTCAATTTGAGCCATATATTTACTCCTGCGAAATCATCGGTCTGCTTGCGACCATAGCGTGCATTGCAACACTTTTCAATGCTGGTCTTCCACCAACAAAAATAATTGTGGTATCTGCACTGCTGCCCCTTGCCGCAACTCTTGGCCGTAAGGTGCCGTCTGTTGTACCAGAAAAGGTGTAGTTAATTACCGTTTCCAAAGCGTCTGGGTCATGCGTTGTGACTTCAATGCTTACAGAATCGTTTTGGACATTGTTAAATTGATACTCTGCGCGATTGAATCTCTTTTCACCCAATGAACCCATTGTATACTCTCGCGTCTTGATGGAGGCATCAATTCTAGAAAAGCTTTGAAGTCCACCAGTAATTGTGGACTCAGTAATTTGATCACTTTGCGGAATCAAGTTAAATGGCAGAACTGGCGTGCCGGGAGTTGAAGACGTGAACTCATCTCCATAGGGCTGTTCTTCTGCCAAAAACACGCCGCCGTACTCAGTAACTCCATTAAAGTTGATCAAAATCATCAACCTGCGTTGATTTATGTAAGCGCACGAAACAAGATTGTCCAAGAAAAACTCATCTTGGAAATGATCTACAGACTCCCACGCTTGGTTAAGCGTGTTGTAGACGATCATTCTATTGTTGCGTGAAAAGGTTCTGAACACATTAGTAGACTCAATGGTCTGACTTGAAACGGCTGTTACAGCAGTCGCAGAATAAGTAAACGTGTTCAGCCCTGTTGCGGTGACCGTCTTTAATCCAAACAGAAAGTCATACGCAGCATCTGTCAGCGACTCTGGCTTTACTATCTGAAAAGAATACGTCTGTCCTGCTTGAAGTGCAATACCTGAGGTTATTGTAGCTGTGACAGTTTGTGTTTGGCCAACAGTAAACGCAGGGCATGCAATATTGACTTTTCCCGGAACATTCCAAGGAACTGCCATGTAGAACCTGTTTCCATAAAAAGCAGACACCGCATTTGAAACATAGGTGTAGTTTACGTTGTCAAAGAAATCCGCAATAGGCTCAGACAGTGGAACCGTGTTTCCGAGCAGCTTTAGGTCCAGCTGAGGAGTTAGCATCTGCACTCCATTGGCAGACAAGAAAAAGACAAACTGTCCGGCAGACACAATCGACCTGCGAGATAGACATCCGATCTCTGTAGTCACCACTGTTGTCTGACTTTGATCTACCGATCCCGGAATCAATGGATCATAAAGTGGATCAATAAAGACCACATAAACGCTCTTGGCCATAAAGACCAAAAACTGGCTGCTCACCCAAGGTAGAACGCCAACAATCGTGTCATTGCTGCCGTCGTTAATGGTAAAGCTATTAAGCGTTAAGTCTGTCTGTTCGCTTAAAATATCACTAGCCGCCACAATGTAGCGGTCAGTGTTCATAATCATGCGATTTTGGAAGTAGACTCCAAAGTCTGCGCATGGAAATGAGCGAGTAATACCAGTCACGGTGGCTCCACTGGTTATATTGTTTTGGCGAGCTGCCACCAAGCTTACAGTTCCTTCCGTCCAAATTAGAGGTGGCTTGCCTCGTTGAGTCGTCCAGCCCGAGTTGCTGGCGTAAGCTATTAAGTTGGCCCCAGTCGTGTTCTGCCACTGAAAGGTAAATGTCGTACTGTTAATAACGTTGATTACATAATTATCAACGATGTTATACCTTGGATCGTTCCCAACATTGTATCGCACGGTAACCTCATCACCTTCGACGTACCCGTGATTGCCTACAGTTGTGATCGTAATTGTTCCAGTGGCTCCGCTTGCAATGGCAGGATTGCTCTCAGTTGCCGTAAAGATTGTCTCGTCGTACTTTCCACGAAAGATATAGATCTTATTTAGGGCTTGAACTACATCGCACACTCCGCCAACAGCAATTGTTCGGTTGGTTGGGAATGTAATAGCAGCAGAAAGAATTGAGCCGCTAGAGCCTTGCGGAGGGGTAAACAAGAACATGCGGTCCGTAAAGACCTGCACGATGTTGTCCCTGCTTTGTGAGTCTAGGTAAATTCCAGACCCAACCATGGAAAAGTTGTTGAGCGAACTGTCTGACAGCCTTTTGGTGCCCTTACGCGGCTGAGCAATGCCCCTTTGTAGGCGCATGTTAAACGACGATTGCAGCATCGTTGGCTTGAGATTGCCGGGGTCTAATCGACTGGCAAACCCAACAAACATGTCGTCACCGTCCGTTATTTGCTCTTGAGGCATCAGGAAAGCATCTTGCTGAGTTTGTCTACAACACGCTGAAGATCGTCGCGGATCTCGACCATGCGCTCGTTGTGCATGTCCTCCTCTTCCATGTCCTCCTCTTCTCCGTAGCCGCATTCCGAGCAACAGCCATCAGACTCAAGTGGAGAGTCGCATTCTGGACAAGAACGGTCCCTGCCGCCACTAGGGCCGCCGAGGATCATTAACAGGGATTTCATGGACTTGGGCATAAGATTAAGCGATTAAAGATTGTCCCTTTTCCCTGCGAACACACAGATCAGCAAGAGAATAGCGAGTATTGTATTCAAAATGAGGCGCATCGTAAATGGATTTAAAGTTGCCACCCCAACGCAGCTTATGTTTAGCGCACAAGGTCGAGGCT